CAATAAATCCAGTAAGAGCACTGTATTATGAGACTAGAGAAGTCATGCGGTCGTATAATCCCGAGAATGAACATCATGTTTGGGTTAAAAGCCTTGTGACTGATACAGCATATAATAATATAATATTAGATGCTTTAGCAAAGGACATTGCTAAGTTGGAAAGAATTGTAAAACGATACTATTTTCCTATTGTACATAATACTAAAAATATTCCATTAGAACTAGTGCATGCTAAAACTACTATAAAAGACTTTAGGCACTACTACGAAGTATTTAAAAATATTAAACAATGGGATTACGACGAAGAATAATTATTTACTAGTAGCAATAAATATTCCGTCCCAGTCCTTAGGTAAGTCCTGAGTCTTTTGAAATTCGCAACGCTCAATCCACATTTTATAATAGCCTATCATTTGGCCGTCAAAATGTGTTTTAAGCATTTTGCATAAATGAATTGCTCTGTCAAAATCTTGATTTCTATAATGTTTATGCATTGCATCATGCATCTCTTTAGACTTCACATGTTTGCTTGGTTTATAATCGAGTACAGTGTAAATTTCTATACCAACACTTTTACCTTTAACTGCTAAGTCATCTACTTTCAAATAAAAGAAATCATTTTTAGTTTTGTGATATGTGCTACCGCCTACCAATAATAAGCACCCGTATTCTTTACACTTAGACTCAATTCGTGCGGCAGTTGATACAGCATCTCCAAGTACATCATAACTATGTCTGCTTGTAGAGCCCATCTCACCGAGATAACCAACGCCAGTGTTAATGCCAGCCCCCATACCAATTGGAGGTCTTCCTTCTGCTGTGATCTTATCATTAAATTTCTCCACTGCTTTCAACATATCCAACCCTGTTTGCACTGCTGAACGTTCATGCTTTGCATCGTCGTTTGGTGCATTGTGTATATGCATACTGGCATCGCCTATATATTTGATAATCATACCGTCTGCATCAAGTACAGGTTGTGTGATAGCATCCATATATCCATTCATTAGTTTTGTGAGTCCTTGTACATCGTCTCCAAAACTTTCACCTAATGGTGTGAAGCCACGCAAGTCTGAGAAGCATATTGATATCTCTCGCTTCATGCCTTCTTTGATTAATGCAGGATTTTCTTGTAGCATACGCACAACTGTAGGCGAACAATATCCTGCAAATTGCTTTTCTATTTCTTGTCTAAGTTTGAATTGTATCCAGAAGTTGTTAAAACTTGCATGAGTAAAAACTAAGAATGCACTCAGTGCAGGAAATGTAGCATCATATAAAACAAGATTTGCTGTATAAGAATGTACACTATAATATACAATTCCGCCTATAATAGTAACTGTAGTTACT